CCTTTAATATCGATGTTGCAAAGGTTCTTCGCTGCCCAACCTGACCAATTACATTCATGGTCTAAATTGATACGAGCGCCGTACTTTTTATACTTGTAAGTAGCAACAATATCGTCGATGTCTTTTTCTGATATTTCGCGACCATCTACCGTTAACCCCATGGCGGCAATGGCAAGTGGAATAGTGCGTAATTGAGCCATGTAGTTTCCTGTTTAATGTCAAAGTGAATCTAAGTGAGACCAATTTTGCCCGCAGAATAGGCCTTAATCCATCACATTAAATCCGCTAAATTCCGATCTTGGCGAAAGCGGAATAACACGGAAATCTTGTTAAAGAATTACCTGTTTTAGGGTTATAAACTTGGCGCTTGTTCTTACCAACAGGCCAGCTATGAAACCGAGGACTCCCCGATATACACCCGAAATGATTAAAACGGCGCGCGACCATTATGTTTTTGGTGGACTGACGTTTGATGAAATTTCAGAAGTTGACGGTATGCCAAGTGCAAGGTCATTACGACGTTGGGCGGATGATGGCAGCTGGAATGAACTGTGCCCGTCGCTTAATGCCGAGACAGCGATTGCACGGCGTATTGTGTTATTGGCTGATCGCGATAATAAAAGTGACGCGGATTATAAAGAACTCGATTTTCTGACCAAACAACAATGCGCGTTAAATCAGTCACGCTTGCCCAGTGCCGGTATAACGAAGAAATACGGAAATGCGCCAGCAGCTGCTACACCCCAAAGTGAACAGACAGGCGAGCGAAGCAGTAAAAGTAAGAAACGTCAGAAGAAGATCAAGAATGATGTGTCGAGTATCACTAAGGAAATGCTCGATACACTCAAAGACAACCTGCTCTACCCGCACCAATTACACTGGTTTGAACATCAGGATCACCGTAGCCGATTCATATTAAAGCCGCGTCAGATTGGCGCGACTTTCTATTTTTCTTTTGAAGCATTTTATGATGCGATTGTTAATGGCCGTAATAAGATCTTCATTTCTGCATCGCGGGACCAGGCTGAGATATTCAAAGCCAATATTATTGCCTTATGTCGTGAACAGTTTGGTATTGAGCTAAGCGGCTCACCACTGACCATGCGTAACAAAGGTAAAACAACAACACTGTATTTCAAATCAACCAATGCCCGTACTGCACAATCGGCATCTGGTGATTTGTATATTGATGAAGTGTTTTGGATCCCGAAGTTTAAAGAGTTACGCAGTCTTGCCCAGGCAATGGCGACCCATAAAGATTTACGGATCACCTATTTTAGTACGCCATCGGTGACGAGCCATGAAGCCTATGATTTGTGGAATGGTCGCTGGTACCGAAAAACTAAGGCCTGTAATGATCCCGAGTTTGCCATCGATGTTAGCCATAAGACGTTAAAGGATGGCTTGCTTTGTGATGATGGTATTTGGCGTCAAAAACTCAATGTTTACGATGTAGTGAAGCAAGGCTTTGACCGCATTGATATTAGTATTTTGGAAAATGAATATTCCACTGAAGAGTTTAACAACCTCTTTATGTGTAAGTTTATTGATGATGCCCACAGTGCGTTTAGCCTTAAACAACTGATGGCCTGTGTTGGTAACAGCAAAAAATGGACTGACTTTGACCCAAGTTGGCCACGTCCTTATGCCATGAAGCCGGTTGTTATTGGTTTTGACCCTGCCCGAACGCGAGACATTGCATCGGTCGTGGTCTTGAGTTTACCGCTTGGGCCTGATGATAAGTTCCGTTTGTTGGAATCACTGAATCTCAGTGGTAACGATTTTGAAACCATGGCTAATGAAATTAAAGAGCTCACGCTTAAATACCATGTTGTGCATATCGGTGTTGATACAACCGGCATGGGCTTGGGTGTGTTTGAGTTAATACAAAAATTCTTCCCGCTGGCGATGCCAATTCATTACAACCCGCACAACAAAAACAAGATGGTGATTAAAGCGCTTAATGTCATTGGCAAAAAGCGGTTTGAGTTCGATGAGAATTCGGTGATGGTTGCCAGCAGCTTTATTAATATTCGCAAAAAGGTAGTTGGTGACCAGATTAGTTATGCAACCAACCGAACTGCAGCAACAGGCCATGCAGATATTGCCTGGGCAATCATGCACGCCATGATTTACGAACCATTATCTGGTGACAGCTCGAGCACCAGAACGTCAATAGGATTAGATGCCGCATAATGAATTCAATTAAGAGTACGACAACAGAACCGGTGAAAGATAAATCTATCGACACCTTTAGCTTTGGCGACCCTGAGCCGTGTTTAGACAATCACATGACCGAATATATCGGGCTTTATGCTGATATGGACGGGTTATATTCACCGCCTGTGAGTTTATCTGGGCTGGTTAAGTTGCTGCGCGTTAATGCTCAGCATGGGCCTATTTTATATTTTAAACGCAATATGATCTTGAAATGGTTTAAGCCTAATACGGTGTTGAGCCAGCGAACGTTTAAGAAGTTTGCTTTTGATTATTGTTGGGCGGCGAATGCGTATTTTCAGGTTATTAAAAATGCTTTTGGTCATGTGATTAAGCTAAGGCATTTACCTGCGTTATCGATGCGCTATACCTCCACGCCAGGTGTTTATGCCCAGCGCTTAAGTAATGGCAAGGTGCTTCGGTTTAAAAAAGGCGAAGTTATTCACCTAAAAGAATACGACCCTAACCAGGGTATCTATGGTATTCCCCAATATTATGGCGGTATTCAGTCTGCGCTTTTAAACGAAGATGCCACCCTGTTCCGCCGTAAGTATTACAAGAACGGCGCACACATGGGGTTTATCTTCTCGATGGCAGACCCGAACTTGTCTACCGATGATGAGAATGATTTGAAGGCTGCAATCAGAGATTCTCGCGGTGTGGGTAACTTTCGCAGTTTGTTTATTAATAACCGCAGTGGTAAGGCTGATGCCGAGAAAGCAATCAAGATTATTCCGGTGGGTGATATTTCTACCAAGGATGAATTTGAGCGTATTAAGAAGATGACGTTAAACGATATGTTGAGTATGCACCGTGCCCAGGAAGCGTTAAGCGGACAAACGTCGGGGGAAAGTCCGGGCTTTGGTGACCTGGATAAAATCACCCGCGCTTATTACAACAATGAAGTAGTTCCGATGCAGCAGGACATGCTGGAAATTAACGAGTATTTACCTGCCCCGCTGCATATCAAGTTTGCAGAGCCAGCGTATTCCGACTTAAACCCGAGGAGTGAGGATTGATGGAAGAACTGATTGTTTTTATAAGGCAATGGGGGCAACTGTGTTTGTTGTCGTTATTGGCCGCCGCAACACAAATGTATATGTCTGGTACACGAATTACTTTTTTTCATTATTTTATGTCGGTGTTGATGGCGATTTTGTCGGCGTATATTGCAGACAGTTTTTGTCGTTGGCTTGGATTAGATGAAGGGTTGAAAACTGGCATTATTGGTATTGCCGCGTATGTAGCGCCGCATCTTTTAACGGGGGTTAATGCCCTGGCAAAAGCGGTATCAAAAGACCCTAAGCATTTTTTGGATATTATTATGAGGAATAAATCATGAGTTGGATCACTTCGTTGTTTAGTTTTATTTCAAAACCGATTGCAGATTTGTCTGGTAGCTATCGCGAGCGTAAACGGATTGCGGCAGAAATGGCGGCATCGATTGCGACTGCAGAAGGTAACCTTAAGTTGGCTAAGTTGGATGCGGAAGCTAAACGGTTAGCTAACCAGGAAGGTAACGATGCTGATTATGATCTGCAGGTGTTGAAGAACCGGCGCGAATCGATAATGGATGAAATCATTATTACGGTGTTTTTGGGATTGTTCATTGCCCACTTTATACCACAGCTGCAGTCGTATATGGCGAATGGTTGGCAAGCCATGGGCTATAAAGGTGCGCCTTGGTACTTTGAATTTGTGATTGTGGGTATTGCGGTTTCGACACTTGGGTTGATGCGACTGTTTCGGGCGTTCTGGGGAAGTAAAAATACTAAAGGGGCTGGTTAGCCCCCTTAATTAATATAAAAGCAATTAGATTAACCTGTCGTACCAAATATCAACAGAACCCGCTTGCTTTAGCGCTTCAATGAAGTCTGTATGGATAACTATTTCCTTATTATCCCAAGCAAGTGGTGTGACTTTTATTTCGTCTTCTGTCAGTGATGTCACATCAGGTATTATCGCAAAATCAACATAGTTGTATTCCTCGCATACACGGTCATGGTAACACTCGTCATCATAATCTAAATCAGGCGTATTAAAGTCTATTTTCCCCCACCACAATGTCAGTTTTTCTTTCCATTTTTCATCTAATGTCTCGATTACATCATCGTAAATGTAAAAAATGGTGATTTCTGAAAATCTCATGAATAAATCAGGTTGAGTAAAGACGAACTCAGCTCTTTTTTCTGGTAGTAACACCGAAAGGCTGGCTTTATTAAAAGGAATGAACATCATAAAATCTCCTGTTTACCCAAAATGTTCACATGGAATGAAAGTCGTATTAATCGGATTTGTCGCCATAATACGCTCGACCACTGACTTATGGAACAATACACCTGTCGACTCTTCCATCATAAATATAAGCCGCTGGTTTAACGGTATTACAGATAAAAGTGAATCATCTAAAACTAATTTTTGTAATCCAAAAATACCAGCACTATCAACACCACTGTACTCGGAATTAACCAAGTCGACACACTTTATTTCTGGCATGCAGTTTATGTAAAGGTAATCTCGGTTCACCTTACTATTAGTTAAATTTGCAGGCACCCAATTTACACCGTAGGTATATTGCAATCCAGCCTCTAAAACGACGCGCTTAGCGAGTCCTTCTCGTGGGAACTCCACACACTCAGAAGCATCATAATCACCTTCAGGCTTAAATGTTTCATACATCCGTATAGGCTGCGTAGGAACACAGGCCCAATCCGAAGAAGGGAGGTAACTGTCATCTTTTTCACTTACCTCTATAATTGCACCTGATGACCTCATTAAAAAATATTCACTCACTTACCAACCTCCAATTTATTTCCAACTAACTGCTTAGTCATGATAACCCCTTTAGCATTAACCAAATCATGCTGACCTAGCTGATTGTCACTTCTCATTTTACAGGGAGCACGTTTCTTATCGACCCCTTCGGTAGTGTCGTTAGCACAACCAATACTCACACCTTCTCGATAATCCTGACCAAATCCTGAAATTGTCCAAGTAAAGTTATCTATATGCTCAACGCCTCGATGACTTAATTCTCTCATTCGAGTGAAAAAAAGCTTGTTATCCGGTTTACTTCCACAAAAGCCCCCTTTCTTGAAAAGGTCTGTAATCTTTCTTAACTCACGTTTTACCGCTGCAATATAAGTGAGTTTCGACGACTTCAATCCCTTGCTAATCTCATCAGGGATCTCTTTTCCACTTTGTATCAAGAATAAAACTGTGCTGTAATCTAATCCGCTTGCATGAGGGCCTTTATGTACAGCAACCCCAAGTTGACAGGCTACATCCGTTTGGGATGGTAGAAATACACCATTTTTCGATTCATCGATGTCATACTCAAAATGACTTCGATAGTTCTTCCACTTAGTATCATTTACTGTTTCGGAGGTAATAACGTGATGGGCCTGCAAGTTACCAGATGTTTGATTTCGCGCATCACACCAATGATGGTCTTTATAGTGCTTGGCAGACGGTGCTTTAGCAGTAATTCCCGCCCTCCAGCCATCATTTAGAATATGTTTGGCTAATGTCTTACTATTCCCTGACTTAGCGTAATCACCTAAACGTGGTTTGTCGGTACCTTTACAGAATTTCTTGTCGTTTTTCTTGGCACTTTTTTTTATTGTGCGATTGCATAACCAACACTTACCTTTAGACTTATTACTTTTCTCATTTGTAGTGTCGTTTTTACTGCTATGCTGAGACATTGATTTAGTATCATGTGTTTTTTTGGCTGGATACACTTTTTGAGATTTAGCTAGAATACGCGCCAAATTATCATCCATCTCACCCATTGCTTTATTAAACATTTCAGGAGCCATAGAGTTAATCGCTTTAAACTCTAACCCAACTGATTTTAAAGTATTCTCTAAAACTGTAGCACTCATTCTATTTGCATACGATGCTAATTCGTCGAAAGCATTAATACAAGGAATGAGTACATCAGAAAGCAATTCTGCGCATTGCTTCGCATACTGGGCCCACTTTAATTCTCGCAAGAACTTTTCAGGATTACCTTTACCAAGCTTACGCATTATTGCAAATAGCTCATCAGGGCCAATTTCTTTACCCTTTTGGATAATTATTTTGCCAACACCTTTCAGGATGCTGCCCAAACTTGGAATAAACCCAAGTATCGTTAAAGCTAAATTAGTCCAGTTTTCTGTTTTCTTTCTTTCCTCTTCATCCATTAACTTCCTTAGATTAGCTACAACGTCACGAACATCAGCTGCTTGGTCTATACCTGGAAAACATGTTATTACTGCGTTAGTAATAATTTGAGCCACGCTTGGGTCATCATTAAAATCACCTAATATCACCCCCCAAGACCAAGAGGCTGCGCTAGATATCCGAGATAAACCGAATTCCCAAAAACCAATTTTACCTCGTTTAGTATCTGCAATGAGTTCTGTGGGGGTTACGTCGGGATTAAAATATGGATTTTCTGGTACTATTTTATTTGGCGTAAAAGGGCGAGAATCTTCTCCATATTCAATCGAATATTGGCCTCCGGCTAGACCACTCACACTCGCTTGGCCGTTCTTACCCAAATTACCTTTAAACTCTGCGCCAGTACTATCAACTATGGTATAAGTAGCATTTTGAACGGGATCTCCATCAGTGTATGTCAGGGTAATATCAATAGTATAGGTTCCTTCCTCTTCACTACTGACAGACACTGAGTCTTGCATTATACCACCCATACACATTGTATTGGCTTTATTCATTGTTAGCTGGTCAGAAAGACGGCATACACCTTTGCCTTCAATTTTAACCGTAGGAGAGAACATAATAAATTTGGCTTCCCCTTCGATTGTACCTGAAGCGACGCCTTTTTTGTCGCCACCAGAGTCACCCGTACTTTTTGTAAATGTGCAGCCCTTAATCGCAATACTGTTACCACCATCTGCGGTGACCGTTTCACTTCCATCAGCTAAATCAGCTGATTTGGCGGCATTACCATATGGGAGCGGAACAACTGCATTCCCAACCGTTGTTAAGCAAACATCTGGTAGCGTTGCATTCGCTTCACCACCCGAGCCTTTATGAACGATACTGAGTCCATCCGCACTTATTGTTACAGCCATAAAAACCCTTTAAGCTTATGATTAACGTGTAATTATATATTTATTTAAATTTTCATACTGACTGAATTAATAGGCATTTCAACTAAATCTCAGTTTAATCTGACTTTTTAGTTAAATTCATGAGGGTTTACACAGAATCAAAAGACGGAGAAAACGATCTCGATGAGTCTAGATAGACTGTCACTTTCTGTCAAAAGGTGTCACAACTTTGACATTAGCGATCTTTAAATGATCGTAGAGATCCTTTATAGATAAGGCTTGGGCAATATCAGCATGTCCAACGTTGTGTCAAAAACGTGAAAAAATTGCGAAAACGCGGTAGGCGAAGAGGAGTGAATTTACCGGGGCTTCGCCCGCATGATTAAATGTTTTCCTCAGCCATCAACGATGTCTATGTATTATGACGAACATGTCATACAACTGTATAAAATAGGCTCTGTTCCCTTTTAGTGTTGGCAGTTTTAGCTATACTTATAGTAACCGCAATATCATGAGGTTACCGCTATGAGTAAAGTAACTTTTGCAG